TACGGGTGTATTATACAGATATCGAAAGGGAAAGAGAAAGGAGAAAGAGGAAAGCAGAAAGGACCTTGAAAACAGAATAGAGATTATATAATAAATACCCGCTCATTAATGGCATTGCGGATAGGGGTTTACTATGAAATACTCTGTTAAAATCATTCGCAACTTTTACAATGATAAGGCAGTATGCGAGCAAAAGCAAGTTGCAGAATCGTTTTTCGAATCGATTGATTCCGCCCTTATTGGGTACAATTGTAGCATTATCGGCGAACGTGTGACGAGTGAAACCCATTCATATACGGGTAGCTCAAACATTCATGTTATGCTTATCGCTCACATTGACGGCGAAAGCATTCAACTAGAATCAACTTTCATTCATAACGGCGAGGTGCGATAATGGAGCGCTTCACTATTTGCGGCTTACGTGCTTTCGTCGACTACATTAACGAGACAGTGCCGAAGATTGAAGGAAAGCATTTTGCCATACAATCGGCATACGGCTACCACCGTATCATCTTGAAAGGCGACGGCGGCGTATATGGTACGGCCGCTGAAGACACTCACATAAAAGGCGGCACACCGCGCGAATGTGTGCACTACTTCAAGATGTGGCTTTTAGAGTCATCATGCCCACGTGACGCATACAATAAAGTAGTATTGTATATCGTCAATCGTAATATTTAATCATTAATGAGCATTTAAGCAATGCCATTAATGAGCGGGTAAAACAAACTAGCATGAAAGAGGTAACCACAATGCATGATTATTTGTTTACTGACGAGATGAAACGCGATTTTATCTGCCACCCTAAGGCAGATGCACCGCGTTTCAATAACGAGGGCGAAACGCTTTCTGACGTTTACGGAAAGCATAGCGACGAAAAAGAAGCGGCGTTTCGGTATTGTAAATGGATTTTTAATAAATACCGTAAATACCAGGCGTTTGACTTCGCTATTCGTTCGCACAACAGTTTTACGTTTGCCGTTAATTTTAAGTTTGTCAATCCTTTAAACGGGTGCATAATGATAGCCGTTATTACGAAATGCAAAAACCAACTTTATTTCGCATAATGGTGTAAATAATGCCTAAAGAAATAATTCTAGCCGTGGCGTTTATCGCCACGGCGGCGGCATGGATACGCTGCTTAATCGTACAGCGTAAACTACAAATATACACCATTTTGCGCGAGTCCAAAAAGGCGCAGGAAAGAGCAGAACAGGAGTATAAACGTGTACATCGCAGTTAACGCGTTTTGGGGTATCGCCGCTGTTTGGGCGTTCACCTTGATAATCGCCTACGTGTTAGGCGCAGAATCGAACAGGTAAAGTTATGCAGGGTTAACAGCCCTGCTTAACTTTTATCAAAATTACCTGAAGTTAACATTGGCCTGTCCGCTATAGGACGATGACCACCAAATTAGAAAGGAACGATGACCTATGTTTGTTGTGGAAGTTTTGGCTTCGGCGTTCAATCTTGATAGCTTGCTTACGGAGCAAAGTCGCAATACTCGTTATTTCGATAACATCGATGATGCGATGGCGGATTATCAGGTTCAAAATGCGGTGCTTACAGATTACGCAAAATCTACTACAGAATGGGATATTATTATTATCTCGATTTTCGGTAAAAGCGATTTGCTGAAAATGCAGACGATTCGGTGCGAAGGGAAGAAATAGCCATGCACTATCATTTCAAGCTATACGACGATGGCGATTGCATCGATGAATTCGATGAAGAACTGTACGACGAGGAGGACATGAAGAACTTCGCGCACTACGTTCTTATCCAGAATGACCAGCACGCCAGGATTTTCATTTGGGATGAAAACGGTAGGCGTTACGGTTATCAACTCAATCACGGGAAGCTCAAATGGGCGGGAAGGATTGGAAAATGACTGAAGAGGAATTCCGCAAACAACTGGTGCGAATTAATCGTGACTTCTATGATTTGTTTAAGAGGTACACCAACGAGAGGGATGCCAGAGAGTTTCAGGAATATATGGTAGCGTTGTATGAGAATAAGAATGTTGATACTTCTATGATGATAATGCTCATGGAAAAGTTGAGAAATGCAATTTACGATTATAAATCCGCTGATGCATTCATAGTTGGACTTGTTTTTGAAGACGAGGATTTTCGGAACATCGTCAATGCAAAATCATCTTGTCCCATGATGTGTAGTAATGGAATTTACTTCAAAAATGGAAGAAAGCTATCTCCGTTTGATTTCCGCATGTATGGTCATTATCTATTCCAGAAATATTTAGGCGATGATTATGCTGAAGAATTTTCGGACTATATGGAGGCGCTTTTGTTCATTGACGATGTCGAAACAACGGTATTGTATGACATGCTTTGGGACTTGAGGTCTAAAATAGCTTTAACGGGAAAGGGGAAAATCGGAAGATTGGACTATGAGTTTATTTGTGAAATGATGGAGTGTGAAGAAATGATGAAAACCATTCGAGAAAACTCAATCATTCTGGACAATGACGACGAATAGTTGTATTGTATAAGCACTGGGTAACCTACGAGAAAGGAATTTGAAATGGCTGACAAGATTACCCGCACCGTAAACACCTACCAAGTATCTCTTATCGAGATGGTCAAGACCGAGGAGGGCTATAGCTGCCAGGTCACTGGCCTTGGCGTTCATAAAGGCACGTCTTGCACGAAGAAGGACATGCGAACCGCTCTCAAGGCGGCTGGCGTTCATGTCAAGCCTGGCGCGACCATGGAAGCCGAAGTTATCGGCAAGACTATGTACTCGATGCCCTGGGAGCAGTTCGAATCGCTGGCAACAGCGGAAGAGGTTGTCGCAGAATCCACCAAAATCGAGGAGTAAGCAATGAGCAACATCAATGAGGTTATTGTAGCTGGAAATGTCACTCGCGACCCTGAATTCCGTGAGACTGATGGCGGCGTGTCCATCATGAATTTCGGTATCGCCGTCAACGATTACGCGAAGAATGAGGATTACACCAACTTCTTCGACGTGACGATGTTCGGGCTTCAGGCGGATGCCCTGGCCGATATCATCAAGAAGGGTATGAAGCTCACCATCCATGGCAAGCTTCGCTATTCTTCTTGGGAGAACAAGGACGGCGAGCGTCGCTCCAAGGTCGAAATCATCGGCAAGGAGGTCGAGCTTCCTCCGCGCGGCGATAGTGGTGATTCCCGTGGCAAGCGGAACTATCGCCGATAGGTTGGATATCGTCGGTCTGCTCGATTACGTCTCAAGGTATCAGGCGGTCGAGGTTATCAACGACGAGGAACTGTTCTCGGGGCGTCTCATGATGACGCCCCTTCATATGGCTCTGATGCCAATTCAAGCATTGGAAATAAGAGACAATAAGTTGGTAATCAGTCTCTAAGGAGGGATTATGGCGCGTTCACCAGTATATACCTCGTTGAGGGATTCGCCGTATGAATACATGTTCGGCAATGTTCGGTTCAAGTTCTCTTCCGCCTTGCATCGAGACAAATTCTCGAAGGGGTTGGCGCAGCGAATAGCATGGCTAAACGATTCGATGTCACGACGTTTCAAGTGCCTGGTCGATTTCCGACTTGTGGCGGCTATCCAATGGTATGAGATGTGCGAGACGCGAGGATATTGCGTCGAGGTTCTTCGAGATGACGGGACTTGGGAGCGCCACAATATGCCGACAGTCGAGCTGAAGGCGGTTCTCGATGGGTGCTAAGTTCAGGGTTGGACGTTCCGAATCGCAGACCCTGAAGAACCTGGTCCGCTCATACAATCGCGAGGTTGTCAAGATGGAAGCCAAGCTTCCGATGCAGGTTCATCTTCCGCCATCGGTGGACTACGATGACATCAAATCCCGTATTCACAACAAACGTGATTACATTCGAGAGGTCAACAGGCTCAAGCGCATCAAGGCCCCAAAGGCTGGCGAGGTGCATGAGCTTCCGAGCGGAACTTTGATAACCAAATACGAGTTCAATGAAACTTCAATCATGAAAAGGGCGTACAACCAATCTCGCGTCGCCATGCTGAAGAAGCTGGGCATCGAGGTCGAGAAGGTCAAGGTGCCCGCGACGGCGCATCGAAAGGGCTTCGAGTATTGGAGGGGCAAAACGCCGCAGGACAGGATGGCTTTGGAGGGCATGACAAACGCCATGCCTATCGGCGCGAAGATAGACTGGGTGCCGTCTGGGGACGTTCCTGGCAAGAAAGGCCGTCCGATGACCGTGCTGAATCGCATTAACAAAAATAGATGGGACGCATCAATTACCGCGAATCGATACTTCGATTCCTACGTCAAGGCGCTTAAGACTGTGTTCGACCCTATGGGCATGGGAAGCGATTTGGTTAAAGAAATCGAGACGTTGATAGCCGACATGCGAAAGGCGGGGATACCGCTGGAGGATGTCTACAAGGACACTGCGGCGGCGGACATCGACGCGACGCTTTATTTCGCGTACGACCCCACGGATGACGATATCAGGACAAGGCGAATCAGGGAATATTGGAAGAATGTCCGAGACAAGTACAAGACCCAATTAGGAGGTTAGCCATGTGTCTAGGTGGTGCGCTGACTTTGAGACTATAGAGGAGCGGGACGAGGAGAAGGTGCGCGTTTGGTCTTGGTGCGCGTCGGAAATCGGCAACGCCGATAATATCTATAGAGGGTTGGATATCGAATCCTTCATGCAATGGCTGAAGCATCGTCAAGGGGAGACGGTGTATTTCCACAACCTCCAATACGACGGCGGCTACATCGTGGATTGGCTGCTGAAGAATGGATGGGAATGGCGGCAAGACAACCAGGATTTCGTTCCAGGCGTTTTCACTTCGCTGATTTCTGACATGAACGTATGGTATTGCCTGAAGCTCTATTGGGGAGGGAAGCCCGTCGAAATCCTGGACAGCCTGAAGGTCATTCCGCTGAAGATAGCTAAAATCCCTGAAGCGTTCGGATTGCCGATTGCCAAGGGGGAAATCGATTACAAGAGGTATCGCGAGGTTGGATACGAGCCGACCCCAGAGGAGTGGGACTACATCGACCATGACGTGAGAATCGACGCGATGGCGATGGACGTTATGTTGGAGCAGGGCTTGACGAAGATGACGGCTGGTTCCAACGCGCTCCATACCTATATCGATATGATGGGCGGCAAGAAGCGTTTTCGCAAGGTGTTCCCAATCATCGATTGCGATGCGGAGCTTCGTCAGGCATATCGCGGAGGATTCACCTATGCGTCCGACAAATACAAGGGTCGCTGCATAGGCCATGGAATAGGGTTCGACGTCAATTCGCTGTACCCGTCCGTGATGGCGGCTACCGATGGGCAATTGCTGCCGTTCGGCGAGCCAATCCATTACGACGGCGAATACGAGACTGACGAGCTTTATCCGCTGTTCATACAGAGGGTTAGGGTTTCGTTCAGGGTCAAGACAGACCACATTCCGACAATCCAAATCCACAAATCGCCGTTACACAATCCACGAGAGTATGCCAAGGATTCCAAAGGAATCGTGGAATTGACGTTGACGAGCGTAGATTTGGAGCTGATGTTCCATCAATACGAAATCGATTTCTACGAGCCGTTGGATGGATGGAAGTTCAGGGCTTCCAGGACGCTGTTCAAGAAGTACGTTGAGTATTGGAACGAAGTCAAGATGAAGTCGAGGGCTGAAGGCAACGAGGGCATGGCAACCATAGCCAAGCTGATGTTGAATTCCCTTTACGGCAAGTTCGCCACTAAAACTGTGGCGGCTTCCAAGCAGCCCGTCCTAGACGAGACGGGAAAGGTCAAATACGTGCTTCTCCCAGAGGAGACGAAGGAGAGCGTGTACCTGCCAGTCGGGTGCTTTATCACGGCATGGGCGCGATACAAGACCATCAACGCTTGCCAGGCGAACTACGACCGTTTCGCTTACTGCGACACGGATTCGTGCAAGCTGGTCGGGTTCTCCAAGCCAGTCGGCATGGAGATAGACCCGCTGAAGCTCGGGGCGTGGAAGTTCGAGAGCGTCTACGAGGAACAGAAATACCTCGGGGCGAAGTGCTACATGTGCCAGGAGCTTGATTGGTCGGTGGACGAAAGGAAGCCGTCAATCCATGTGGCGGGAATGCCCGATTCATGCCATAAATACGTCACGTTCGACAACTTCAATGTAGGAAGCAGCTACCCGGGCAAGCTGAAGCGCAAGACAGTAAACGGCGGCGTTCTGCTTGTCGAGGGAGAGCACACAATCAAGGAAAGGATGTTCTGATGGCATACAAAGATACCAAATTCGAGGACGTTACCCAGGAAATCTGGGAGAGCGTCGCAGGAATCGCCGACGAGAAGGAGACGATTGAAACAACGTCCGCCGAATCGCTGGCAGACATGGAGAAGCAGCGCGACGATGCAATCCAACGTGCAATCGATGCCGAAGCTTCGCTGAAGGAGCAGAAGCAGAAGTACGTCGATGCTTTCTTCGCGAGCAATAAGCAACCCGACCCAAAAGAACCATTGGACAATAAGCCCAAAGTGTCGTATCCTACCACGATGAAGGATATCGACGCGCTGTTCGAGAAAGGAAACTAACATGGCAGGACAGGCAACAGTTAAGAAGGTCATGAAAACCCTCGGCACCGAGGGCACGAAGGGTATCGTCAACCAGGCGGTGAATGCTACGCCAGAACTCGCGCAGGCTCTCGTTGACAATGGCGTTGCAGCATATGCCGACGGAGAGGGTTCCCATGAAGTCCACATTTACGATGACAACGAAGCAATCATCAAAATCGGCCAAATCATCACGAACTATCAGCCGTTTATGAACACATTCGTTCCCGCTCTCGTCAACCAAATCGGCATGGTCGCGATTGACCGCATGATGTGGATGAACAAGTGGTCGAAGTTCTACCAAGGTCAGTACGAGGGCGCAGGCTCGACCGTCCAAGAAATCTTCGTGGACATCTGCGACCCGCACTCTTATAATCCGTCAGTGGCGGAAGAGGAGCTGTTCAAGCGCGAGCTTCCCAACCTTATGGCCGCATACCACATGCTCGACTTCCAAAAGTTCTACAAGGTGACCGTTGAACGTCGTTCCGTTCGCCAGGCTTTCTATGCCTGGTCCAAGGTCAACGACCTCATTGCCAACATCCTCGCGCAGATGTGGGTAGCCTTGGAGTACGACGTTTACCAGACCTGGAAGTACATGACCGCCAAGTACATCGTCGGCGGCCATATGGCGCAGGTGGCAATCCCCGCGCAGGACGGCTCCAAGGAAGCCGCAGACGGCGCGCTCAAGATGGTGAAGGAATACTCCACCTATCTCGACAACCCGTCGCGCAAATTCAACGCCGCTGGCGTGATGAACGTCGTGGACAAATCAGAGCAGCAGGTTCTTATCAACGCGAAAGCAAACGCCGATATCTCCGTAGAGACTTGGGCGCAGGCGTTCAACCTCCCCTATGCGCAGTTCGTGGGCAACGTGACCGAAATCGATTCTTTCTCGAACCTCGACGAGCAGCGTCTCGCGCTGATTTTCGAGAACGACGACAGCTTCGCGCCGCTCACTTCCGCCGAGAAGCAGATTATCGACGCAACGCCTATCATCGTTTTCGGCCCCAAGTTCTTCCAGATTTACACCTACGACCGTTGGACTGACAATGTTTACAACGCGCAGGGCGCATATACCAACGAGCTGCTACACAACTGGATGATTTTCTCCATCAGCCCGTTCGAGCAGGCCATCGCGTTCACGTCTGCTGCATCCACGGTCACTGGCGTTACGGTTTCCCCGGCCGCAGCCACCGTTTCGGCTGGGCAGGACATCACTCTCACGGCCACCGTCGCTGGTTCGGGCATCTACTCCCGCAACGTTCAATGGACTATGGAGGGCGCGACCAAGAGCGGCACCGTTCTCACGGGCAACCGTCTCCATGTGGCGTCCGACGAGCCGTCCGCAACGGCAATCAATGTTACCGCGACCTCGCTTCAGGATTCGTCCAAGAAAGCGACCGCGATCATTACCGTTGCCTAATAGCGTGAATCCGAAAGCCCGTCCTGAATTGGGCGGGCTTTCCTTATAGAAGGAGGGTTTGATGGCGAATACCAAAGTCCGCATAGGGTGGGTTCCCTGGTGCGCCGACGTTAATCATCGCCGCTATTTCGGCAGCGCGTCGGAGCAGCAATCGTGGATGGCTTCGCATCTAACTACGTTCGCTGCTGATGACTTCACCTATCAGCGCGAGAACATGACGATGGACGTTCCGCTGAACTTCGAGCAGCTTACGGGCTGCAACTACGTCGCATACCAGAACGCCGACTATGGAAGCAAATGGTACTACGCTTTCATCACGTCGATGCAGTACAAGGCAAAAGAAACGACTACGCTGTCGTTGGAGACCGATTACCTTGAGACGTGGCTTTTCGATTTCGGATGGGAAGCCGCATTCGTCGAGCGCGAAATCGTAACGTCTGACGAAATAGGCGAGCACACAATGAACGAGGGATTGGATGTCGGCAATCAGGTTTGCGTAAACAGGAATGGTTTTGCGCCTGATGACCTAGGCGATAATTGGTGGGAAAATTACGTGGCCGTAGTTGCCACGACTGCTTATCCCGTAGAATCTGCGCTAACGCTCTATCAATCCAAGCCAGTTGGCGGAGACAGGTACGGTGGCATTTATTCTGGGGCGTCTTTGATGGGGTTTGATACTACAGCTGATTTTCAATGGTTCACCAATGTAATGACATCCGTAGGCTCTGCCGATGCTATCATATGCGCGTTTATGATGCCCAAAGCAGGCATTAAATCAACCCATCCTGTTGGCAATGGCCATGGTTTTTGGATTGATTCTTATGATGGTGCAAAAGGTTTGATTAAGAAATATTCAGCAGACTACGAAACGATTGATGGATATAGGCCGAAGAACAATAAACTGTTCTGTTTTCCGTATAACGTAATATGCATGACGAACTTGAATCAAGAGATGGAGCTTCAACCAGAACTGTTTACTGGCGTAAGCGCAGGCAAGAAAAATGAGCTTTCATTCATGAACTATTTTTCGACTGATTCTGTATCGGGGTATACTACTGTTCCACAGCATTATAATCAAGCAGGCTTGGATTATTTGACGATGATTTCGTCAGACCAGTACCCTCAAGTTACTTGGAGCGTGGATGCATTCGGCCAATACATGACATCATCTGGAATTGGAGCATTGTTTAATACTTTGGGAACAGTCGCCATGATGATTCCCCAGGCCAGGGTTGCTGGCATGGCTGGGCAAATCAGCAAGGCCATCTCTGCTGGCACAATCGCATCGGCGGCAACTCAAATGACTGGTGGACTTGTCGAAGCATCTATTAAGCCAAGGCAACTCAAAGGCAAGACAACGGGCGCAATGAGAATTGCGATGCAGTTGTGGACACCGATTTTATACCAGAAGCAATGCAAGGCCGATATAGCCAAGGCCATCGATGACCGATTCAGCGTCTACGGCTACTGCATCGAGCAGGTCAAGGTTCCCGCGCGAACTGGCCGACCGTGTTGGAACTACGTGCAGACCCGCCACGCCGACTTCAACGGCAAGGTGCCAGAGTACGCCATGGATGCCATCAATCGAATGCACGACGAGGGCATATGGTATTGGCATGTCGACGATGTCGGCAATTTCGGATTGGACAACTCTCTCTAAGGAGGAATCATGGGAGCAATCCCCAATGGGAACATAGGCGTTGGAAGCTGGTTCTTCAGCACTGGATACGCGCCGCTTTGCGCGAACATGGCTTCGCATTGGCGAACGATGGAGCGCAAGAAATCGCAGGACGGCGACCCGTTCGCATACGAGGAAATCGACCCAGCGGCCATGTTCTCCATCACGAAAAACTACTTCATGCAGAAAATGCTGATGCAGCTTGTTACGCGCTACGAGTGGAAGAACCTTCCAGAAGGAATCGACCCGCTATACCTCGAATACCTTCTAGCGACGAGCGGCAGCGCGGTTCTCTTCAAGGACGATGCGCTGAAGGATGACGTGCAGGCGCGAGCGCCAGAAGGGTTCGCCGTCATGCCCGTCAATTCCAAGAACGACAAGATGGACATCTACTTCATGCCGACCGAGCCGATGGCCTACAATCCCGTCGAGGGCAAGAACTACGCTCTCAACGAGACAAATTCGGTCGTGATTCTCGACAACAGGCTTAGGATTCCGCTTTTGTCTTATGTAGAGATGTTCGCAGAGCGAATGACCATGTATCAGATGACAATCGATACCAATGTCAAGCAGCAGCAGGTCGCGAAGGTGTTCAAGTTCCCCGAGAAGCAGAAGTTGAGCGGTTTCAAGCTCATTAGGCAGATGTTCAGCGGGCGAATCTGGACTGCCGCAGCAGATTCCACGGATATCGGGTTCATGGACACGGTGGACTTCACGACGCCGTATATAGCCAACGAGGTCATGCTGACCCAGAACAAGTATTGGAACGAATGGCTGACCTTCATCGGCATCGAGAACACGAACGACGATAAGAAGGAACGCCAAATCACGAGCGAAATCATGTCGAATCTTGGAGAAACGATGATTCAGCGCGAAATCTGCCTGGCATCGCGTAAGATGGCAGTAGAAAGCGCGAACGCTAAATGGGGATTGGACATCGAGGTTGAGTTCAGGGAGGTGGACTATGGAGTTTCAGCAAATGCTGGCGCAGATGAAAGCGAACCACCGATTGAGAATGCGCCGAAAGACGTGGAGGAATGACGCTATCGGCATCGAGGACGGCGTGCTCACTTTCTATAAGAAGGGCGAGCCGCTTATGCCCTACATGCCGACGAACGAGGAGCTTATGGAAGCCGACGATTGGAAGGTAGCGGAATGATTAAGTTCGAAGAGGGCAAGCTTTATTGCTTCAAAGCCGCTGATATGTCTAGTATGTTCGGGGAATGCATCGAGCGCAATGAATTGGATGGAACGGAATTCGCTGTTTTCAGGTTTCCAAAAGAAGGGCTTTTTTGTAAGTCCTTAGTTTATTATCCAACGCATGATATTGAGGAGCATGAAACCGTCCTTTGTTATTTGGGTGACAAAACGTATATGTCCGATTCAAGGTGGGTGTCGGAATGACCAAGGACGAAGCCATTGCGGCCATCGAAGCTGGAAAAAGGGTAACACATATTCTTTGGGACGAGGATTCGGTAACCGATTTGAAGCCGAGGGTTTATATCAGCGAAATCGATTTCAAGCTGGTAATCGACTACGGAGGGGATTTCATCGAGGAATTCTCTTACGACAACATGACCTCGCCCGTCGGATGGGAGCTGGTATAGATGGCTCAAGACACTATTCAATTGAGGACTTTCGTTACCCAGTGGGTCAAGGATGCTGGGTATTATAACCCCGCCATGCCTGAATGGAAGCAGGATTTCTCCCCAGCATACGCTCGGTTGGGATTGGACGAGTACCCGATTTACGACGAATCCAAGAGGAGACAGCTCAACGACAAGTTCATCCGCCATTATTGGATGCGCGAAATCGGATGCGAGACTGTTGGTCACTTCTGCCTTTGGTGCTCGAACACGTTCAACGAGATTATGCCGTACTACAACAAGATGTATGAGACGGAGCTTTTGAACGTGGAGCACCTTCTGGGCATCAAGCGTCACAAGGTTGTTGACATGCTTCGCGATTTCGACGAGAGTTCCAGCGGCAACGGCAGCGCGGACACCTCGACTTCATCGACGGGAAAGTCTACCAACAAATTCTCGGACACTCCGCAGGATGAATTGTTCGTGTCTAAGGTCGACGCTGGGGATTACCTCACCAACCTCACCATCGAGGACACTGCGGACGATACCACGGTAGGCACCAAATCGAAAAGCGATGGAACCATCAAGAGAGACGAGACGAACAAGGACACTACGGACGAGTTCGTGACAGACCCGCGCTATTATCAAGCGTTCCTCGATTTGAGCGAGAAGATTCTCAACCTCGACATGCAGGTAATCGACAACGTGCAAGTGCAAGGTCTGTTCATGCAGGTTTGGAGCTAGACATGCCAGATTTGGGAAATCCTAATTTCTTCAAGATTTTCCAGGGCAAGGGAGAGGTCGCGTTGAATTCTGGCGCGACCTCCACCAATACTGGAATCATGCTGACCATGACGAACGAGCTGCAATTCCTCGGCAACTACGAAGTTGGGGTCGATGGCGTTTTGGGAGTGCTGCCAGAAGGGTACCGCCCTGACGCGGAGCTGATAGTTCCCGTAGTCGCTGTTGAAGGTTCGGCATCGAAGGTGACGATGCTGCATGTCATGGATAACGGCACTTTGGCAAGCGACCCCAATTCATCGATTAAAACCAACGGCATCGTGGTAAACTTATCGGGAAATTGGTATTAGAGAAAGGAGAGGGCATGGCAGACGAACATTGCGCCAAGTCAATCGATTGGCTATACAACTGGTGCGCTGGGCTGATTCCGTCCGTATATGACGAATCTTTGTCGTATTACGAGCAGATTGCCAAGGTGTTGAGCGTCCTAGAAGAGGTAATCAAGCATCTGGGCGAGACCGACGCAAACGCCGAAGAGCTGAAACGGCTCTATTATTCGCTGAAAGAGCAGTTCGATAAATTCGTCGATGGCGGTTTCGAGGAATACTACGAAGCGTTGCTTAGGGCTTGGATTGACGAGAACGCTCCGTCAATCGTAAAAGACATGCTGTTGACAGGGCTATTCTTCGGGTTGACTTCAGACGGATATTTCTGCGCCTACAAACCTTCCACATGGGAGGATGTGCAATTCGACACTGGCGCGATTTACGGAACCGAGGAATATGGGCGATTGATTCTTCGATGCGAGGTCAACGGCCAGGGAGTAATCAACAATACGGGCTATGACGCTTCGGCCATGTCAGGAGATTGGTACTAAAGAAAGGGTAAACCATGGCAATCGACAACAACACAATGGACGTAATCAAGGCGATTGTTGCGCAGGAATTGCAGAAAGCGACTTCCTTGAAAGGTGCAGCGCAGGGAATCGCGAAGGGTGTTACGCAGTACGTCGGAGCTCGATACGTGCCGCTGTTCGCAAACCCAGTGCAATGGACGAACGACCGCCAATATGAGCCGTTGACCATTGTTCTTCACCAGGGCAATTCATTCACCTCGATGCAATATGTTCCTGTTGGTATCGACATCACCAATGAAGAATTCTGGGCGCAGACTGGCAACTACAACGCGCAAATCGAGCAGTACCGTCAGGAGGTCAAGGAATACACCAAGAAAATCGCGAACATCGAAAACACGCAGCAGGAACAAGCCGAATCCATTAAGACGCTGACGGCTAAGCAGCAGCAAACCGATACTGCGATTGGCGAGCTGGGCGGTCGAATCGACAAAACCAATGAAACAGTCGGCACGCTTAACAATACCGTTTCCACACTTAGTTCAAGTGTCAACGACATGAAGGCTTCGGATAAGCGAAATCTTATCTGCGACAGGGTTTCGAACGCAGATGGAAAATTCCGAATCTACAGCAACACCGATGAAATCATTCAAGGCGGATGCCCTGTTGGAGATAACTATTACGCTGTGTATCGATATAGCTCCACGAAATCTCGCGTTATTCTGTTTAACGTCGAGACTGGTGACACGGCTTCCTATGTGGATTTGGGTGACCCGTCATTCCATGGCAACAACATGAGCTATTACAATGGCGAGTTGATTTGCGCTGGTTCGTCCAAAACCACTAAAGGCAATTTGATTTACTTCTTGAATGTGGACGGAGGTAATCTCACTCTCACGAAAACCCTTGATAGCACCCAATTCGGAATGGTCGATGCTTGCTGGGGATTCGGACATTACAAGGATGACGATGAACATTACTATTGGGCTACCGAATATCTGACGAAATTCTATTTCGTGAATAAGGCTTGCACGAAGAAAACCCTTATCGGAAGCGTTGAATTGCCGAACAACACTTCCTACTCTAACTCGATGCAACAGGCAATGAGCTACAGCAAGGATTACGATGTGTTCATTTCGAGCCGCTCGAATTGCTTCAATCTGTATGATGGTGAATTGCACTACATCAAGACCGTGCCTATCGCCGATACGCTAAATTGCATCTGGCGCGAGGAGATAGAGCAAGTCACGTTGCACAATGGCAAGCTGTGGATGCACAACAATAGCTTTATGTCGCAAACTTACACCACATATCCCGCCACGGCGGTTTGGAGCGTGGAGCTGCAAGGCCAAATGTCGCAGGGATACGCCAATGTGGGATGGTATAAGTACGTTAGCATCATCTTCGACAACAAGACGAATATTCCGACGGTTGAAGATGGCAATCCTACTCAAACGGTAACTGTCGGCAATGTGAACGATGTGTCGGCGGTTATGACGGAATTGGGCCATTCCAGCCCGCTTTTCTTCCTGCGATTGGATGCTTCAACGCCATACGTCATCCTGCTTACTCACTACGTTGAGGTGAATTGCAACGGCAAAACCGTAGGCGGCTTCGATGTTCGCGGGGGTATCATGTTGTACGAAGCTGCGAATGCCTACTATAACCTCGCGAATGCCAAGCAGGATGCCTTGGTTCGCGGAAATTGCGAACGCATGACGCTTTATACCGAAATCCCCAGCGACATCACTTCGGGAGGAAAGAGCCTGGTCAACGCATATGGAGGTCTTGTCTGCGTGCGAAACCCGTCATCGAAAACAAATCTCAAGGCTCTTCAGCCCTCGAATATCACCTTCGGAATCGTGGTTATCGACGAATGATAAGGTTCATAGACATATCCAACAATCAGGGGAGTTGGGAACATGCCCTTCTCCCCTCCCTTCTCCCCAATGTGGACGCAGTAGTATGCAAGGCCACACAAGGGAACTGGTTCGTTGACCAATTCTGCGATGGCTGGATTCAACAATGCATAGTTGCCGAAAAGCCATGGGGGTTCTACCATTTCGCTGGAGACGGAGACGCCACTAACGAAGCGGACTTTTTCATAGACAATTGCTGGAACTATTTCCGCAATGGCATTCCCGTGCTCGATTGGGAGGGCGTGCGCGATTCAAGCGGAAACATTGTGTTCGAGCAACCCGTCGAATGGGTGAATGAGTTCGTGGAGCGCGTTCACCTTATGACGAACGTGTGGCCCTGGATTTACGCGAATCCTTGGCGATTCAACCAAGGTGGGGTGAATCCCAATTGCGCCAGATGGGTTGCGTCGTATCCCGAGGTATCGCATCCCACGTTCGCTCAAGCGCAATCCTGGAAATGCCCTGATGCTGACGGAAATGTTGTAGCGTGGCAATTCTGCTCTGATGGACGAGTGGGCGAATACGACAAGAATTTGGACTGCTCGCTGTTCTATGGGAATGTTGACCAATGGAGGGCTTATGCGTTGGGAGATAATTGTGAAACTGATAGTGGGGACACTGACTCTGGCACAGATTCTTCTGTATCCACGCTAGAAAACAATGAATACAAAATCACGATTGAAAGGAAATGAGATGGACTTGAGCTTCCCGTTATTGGGCATAACGAACGCTATGGCATGGGCGATTATCGCTTGCGTATGCTTGATGCTGTTCGATGTAATCAGCGGCTTCATGGCTGCGGTGAAAAACCGAGAAGTATCTTCAACGAAGATGCGTGAGGGGCTTTTCCATAAATGCTCTCTCGTCATGTGCATTGTGTTGGCATGGTGCATCGAGATGTTCGTCATGCACGTGCCTGATTTAGGTTTCAACGTTCCCCTTGTCATTCCAGCTTGCGTATTGATATTCGCCATGGAAGTCGTTAGTATTTTGGAAAACATCGTTAAAATCAATCCTGATATAGAAAATGAAGAGATTGTGAAGCTATTTACTAACACAAAGAATTAGGGGATAATAGTCCCATCGGGACTTGAAGTTACCGTGCAAGTACCATTATCCGATGCTCACCCTGATAAGGTGCGGAGTGGTTTTCTGGGTAGCACCATGAGCCGCACGCCTTCAACAATCCTGGTAACGGTAGCCCGTCCTGCAACGCTATGTTTTGATTTACATCCTCACATGGCGCGGGCGGGCTATTTCATATTCAGGAGGAACACATGAAACCTAACTTTCAAAAATATTGGGACATAAACGTCCCTAAATCATATAACTGCCTGTTCAATTTCATCTGTGGCGGTCGAGGAACAGGCAAATCGTTCGGTGCTAAGTATGACTTCGCAAAGCAATTCATCAAAAATGGAAGCCAATTCACATATTTGCGCCGAACCAAGGAGGAGCTTAAAAAGCTCACTACGCAGCGAGACGGCCAATTTTGGGACGATATCTCGCCATTCATGAGCAACAGGGAGTTCAAAGTCGAATCGGACAAACTATTCATCGATAAAGAGATAGGTGGTTACGCCCATGCGCTAACTACGGCGATGAAATTGAAGTCAACGCCATTTCCAGGTGTTACCGATATTCTTTTCGACGAGTTCATTATTGACGAGCGAGGTATAGGCGCACCGCATTACCTATTCGACGAAGTGACAAAGTTCTTCGAGTATTACGAGACTATCGCACGTGAGCGAAACGTTCGAGTTTGGTTTCTAGCAAACGCACTGGCAACGAACAACCCGTATTTCGATGAATTCGGATTGACATTGCCAGAACCAGGCAAAATCAAGGTCTTTCGCAATAAGGATGTTCTCATTCAAAATGTCGTATCGCCAGAAGTCGCGGCATCGAAAATGCAAAGTCGATTCTATGCCAATGTTGTTGGAGATAGCCGCTATCGCGATTACGCTATTCAAAATAAAACTCTCTTGGATGATGACACGTTTATTGCGAAGAAGCCTAAGAACGCGAAAATGAAGTTCGTGTTATGGTTCCATGAAAAGCCTATTGGGGTATGGTTCGACCCTAAATACAACACGTTCTATTGCTCCCCGAACTATGACCCGAACTGCGACATACAGTATTCGGCAACGACGCAAGACCATCAACCGAACAGGCTCATTCTTTCGGGGCAGTTCCAAGGAGCTGGAATCCGCTTATTCAAGGCTGCTTATGAATGTGGCAATATGCGATTCGAGAACCAAAAAATCAAAGGTTGGGTTCGAGACATTATGAGGTGGACGCGATGACAACTGTTAAGATTGAAGCAACTAAAGCCGATGGAAGCGCATGTTCCTATATCGGCACAGTTGGAACAGATGGATGGATTTATTTCAACGACTATGATTTCTATAGATTTCAGCCAAAGGGAACATGGGAGGATACGCAGCAAATCCGAAACCGAACTCGTTCAAGTTGGGTTAAAACCCAAATGTTCGCTAAACTGTCAACCTCGAATTTGAATAGCGGTGGCGGCAGCGTAGCATCAGACCCCGGGGTTGAAGAAATGGTTAATTATGCTATTGATATAGCAAACGACGATTCACATGGCTATGATTGGGGCAGTCGATGGGGACCAGACTATGACTGTAGCTCGCTGCTGTTATACTCTGCTAAAAAAGCAGGATTCAATGTATATGGTTCTTCGCCATACGGAAACACACAAACAATGGTTCAACAATTCACAGATGCTGGATGGACATGGCATGCAGGAATGGGTAATAGCGTTGATGAATTGCAACGTGGCGATATTCTACTAAACATAAATGCGCATACTGAAATGTATATTGGAAACCAACAAAACGTTGGTGCTCATATTAATGAACTGGGCGACGTCTATGGTGGGCGTACTGGCGACCAAACTGGAAAAGAGATTTGTGTTGATGCATGGTATAGCTATCCGTGGGATGGTGTTCTTCGATATGGTGGATAAAAGAAAGGAACTGTCATGTGGGCGCTTTGGGGTTTTATCATTGGTAGTATTGTAACAATGGTTCTGGGCGGACTTGCTGGTGCTGTGTACGCGGAGATGAAGTTCAGCAAGACGATGGAGCTATGGTATAACGAGTGGCACAGCAAGAACGATGTTTTATGGACAAACATTGAAGATGAAGATTATAAGTGAGATTGTGATAAAATAAGGATACTGACGGTGTTGTAAAGTCAACCTGGTAAGCCCTCACCGTCAGATGTATCCGTTTTGGAACCCGTCCTAAGTGGCGGGTTCTTTTGTATTTATAGGAGTGTTGTAAGATGGGTGATATAGAGTGTGTTAAGTGTGATGACGATGTAGAGATGGCGCAAAACCGCTTAAGACCAAATAGGGGGGGAGC